CTGTGATATGTCGAATTGATCGTCAAACCCTCGGCCACTGCTCAAGATATTCGGTAACCCAGCTGCTACATAGCAGCCGATTTCCTCAAGCGTTGCTGCGGCTTCGAATACGCGATGTGCCATATCAGGAATTCCGAACTGATTGGCCAATGTGCTCGAAGTATTGAATTTTGTGCCATAAACGGCGTAGAGCTGATCGTATGTAGCTTGCGACAAATTGCCGCCGTTATTGGTCGCCACGTATCCGTCGATCTCTACGTGAACTGGAAACGTTAGGATGCAGCCGATCGGCGTGGCACGATAGGACATTTGGACAATCGCACGATAGAACTGATCAGCCAGACGCTCCCCGTCCGACACATAAACGTCCTCGCTTAAGGTTCGCTCGATAAATTTTGCGATCGCATAGCCTGCCTGGGCGCCCTGCGCAAAAACGCGATTCATTTCGTTGGATTTCGCAATACCAGAAACGAACCCGGTTAAGCGCTTTGCGGCATTTACCCATTCGGCATACGGAATCAAATTGGCAGTACTCTGATCTGCGAAAGGAAGGAATTCATTGATGGTTGCCATATCACACCCAATAAAAAAGCCCCGCTGTTCGCGAGGCTGATGAGATAAATGAATGTTTAGTTTTCAAACGGGAAGAAGTGACCGGAATCGAAGCCCTTGATCGAGGCCGTTTCGTAGTCAAATCCGAAGTACGGCACGTTGTCGACGATCTGCATGCCGACGCCTGCCGCCACAATGTCGATTAGTCGGCGGCTTATGAGCTCCCAAACAATGGGAGGCGTCTCTGCTTTCGTGAGATTGATCACCACGTGCATATTCTGCTGATCCTGGAAGTCAAAGAGCTTTGCCGGGACGCCGAAATATCCGAGAGCAGTATTTAAAAACTCGGGGACCGATTCGTTTTTGCCGTCGAATTTATTTGCGAGGATTTTCGTTTTAATCACTGCGCGATAAGTTTCGTCGTCAAGCGTCACCATGCCGTCCGAGGGATCAAACTGCCCTTTCCAGACGCCTTTATCGAAACCGACACCATCGACATCGTCCAGGGCAAAATAGACGCCGACCAATTTCATAGGAAGGCGCCTGGAGATCCCGACCCGCACGCCGACCGCGTCCAGTTGGACGCCTACAGCAGTGTCAACGTCGAAATGCTTATAAAAAACCGCCAAACGTTTTCTTGCTTCGTTCAGCGGTTCGGTCAGTTCATAAATAAATTGCTGGTACTTCGGCTTGTCAAAATGCGCCCCGGCAATCAGCTCGGTATAACGATTTGCGTCGCTCATGTCTGCACCTCCACTGTTACGTTTTCCGAAGCGCACGAAACCGCCTCATTCCACGCGATCGCGAGACTGGCGGTGGTCTGAGCTGTAGCCGAGCGGCCAAGCGTGATGGCCTCGACGCTAAAACGTTCGTCCACGATCCCTGCGTCAGTCTTTACCGCGCTTGCAAGCACCCGGGCGATGTTTACAGATTCGCCGATGTCCAGGGAGTTGATGTAAGCGACGATCCGAGCCTTGATCTCCTCCTCGGCACTGGAGAGATAATCGGCGGCCGGCGAGATCGTGAGTTTGCAATAAGCCGGCACGACCGTCGGACGCGAGAACTTAATCGTATTAGGGAAGCCATAAGTGTCCAGATAGTTGTACGACGTGGAGCCATAGGTTCCGACACCTTCACCCTTCTTTAAGAAAATCGTTTTTGCAATATCGGCCACTTCCCCGCCGTCGACGATCATCGCGATCGAATGTCCGGGGACGCCCTCAGTTGTCGGGGTATCGCCGTCATTCTTAATGCCACTAACACGTCGCACGCCGGCCGTGGTCAGCAGACTGCCGATAATGCCTTCCCACAGCGAAACACTGGGGAGCGCTGTCGATTTCGACTGCTGCACTCGAAGCTCGAGGTCGGTTTGCACCGGCGCCCCGGGCTCGGCCGCGAGAATATTTTCTACAGTTTGCCAGCCGAGCGTCGGGGTTCCGATACGGTTGACAGTCCCGGCAGGTGCCCGAATGTTTCCTTCTTCTGCAGCAATTGCCGTTACAGTGATTTCGCCAGCAGGTGGAACCACAACGTCGGCGGGCAGATTCCATTTGTTCTCCGCCTCATCCAGGGCCACGCCGTTGACGATATGCGTCCCGGCCTGACCAACGATCCGAAGATCAACCTGGGAGTGTGATGCGGCCTGCCGCGTGATGCCGTTGACCTTGACCGCAAAATCCAGCGCCACGCCCTTCGCCGTGGTTGGGTTGTATGCGTTATAAACCGCGATCGCCTGAGCGTTCACGTCCGAGATAGTAGCCGCCACAATGCCGACCATCTGGCCGTCCTGGGTGTCAGCGTCCAGATTGATGTCATCACCAAAAATGGCCCGCATGCGGCCCTTTAGGTACTCGTAAATTTCTTCATAGGACGGAGCTGAGATACCTGTCTCGGTAACTAAAAAAACCGGATCATCAATCATGTAATTTCTCCGTTAATGCTCGCCGGGCCGTAATCCGTGGTGAGCTTGACTTGTATGGTCAGGCGCCGAGTGTTCGGGTCAAGCACCGCCTCAAATTCGTCAATCTGCTGAACGCCCGGGGTTTCCAAAATGCGGCTTTTGATTACGAGATCAGCCGCGCTTTGCTTGCCTAAAATCTGCTGCAGATAGGGCGTTCCCTCATCGGTGTCGATAAACCACTGCCCTTGCCAAAGCGCGAGGCGTGTCCGGACATTTTGCGCGACGGCTTCGGGCGTGTTGACTAAATAATCGTTTGCATTGTGGCCGAAGCAAATATCGCCGTCGGCCGTTGTTCGCCTTACTCTCATTTATTTAGGCCCTCCCGTGTTACTGGAGCCTGTAGAAACACCGGAATGGACGTGCGACTTGAGACTGATACCTGCGGCAGTAACGTCTGCGTCGGTTTCCACGCCGCCCGACATCTGCGCGGCCGATCCTGCGGTATTGGTCAGCGGGCCTTCGAGCTGGATCGCCGGGGCTTTAATGCTGGCACTGGCTGAGGCCTCTACCGTAAAATTTTTACACTTCACGGAAAAGTCCCCGGGTGTCTCGCATTTCACGTTATGACTGCCGGGATTGAGCTCAATGAAGGCCGCACCGTCGTCACTACGCAACTGCACAGCACTGGTGCTCACGCCGCTGATCTTTTGAGCCTGGGACCACGGGCCGGGAATAACGAAACCGTCCGATAGATCGTGCATTCTTGCTTCCGGAGGAGGTTGAATTCCTCCTAGCTGCCACCAGTAATCGATTCCCCGAGAAGCGAAAACGACCAAGCACTCGTCCCCGGCCTTAATCGGGAACGTGAGACTGCAGCCGCCACCGTGCGGAAACACCACAGGGCAGTCTAAGAGAAGCGGCATATTTACAAGCTGGATAGAGCCATCCTCCTGCGTGACACGCCCTTTTATCGCCGGCTGAACTTCGCAGGTCAGTGCGCCCGCATCGAACTTCTGGATGATCCCCGGGAGTGCGGTCCATACTTGGGTCAAGCGGCTATTTGTAGCCTTCTCGGAGAATCGATTCGGGTCAAAAATTGTTGCGGTTGAATCCATATCGTCCTCAGTTCGATGTGTACGTGAAAACAGATGGAGCAATCGGTCTGCTGGCTGAATTAACGCCCACGACGATCAAATTTGTGTACCAATCCTCCCCGCGCGTGTCGCCCACGTGCTCGCGGGAAATCACCTGATACACGCCATCCGCCGATAAGAATGCGTCCGTTACCGCCTGATTTTTCGTAACCGCGTCCTCGGACACCGTTGTGTCGTAGTTGTTTCGCTGTACCGAGGCGTTATCGATTTGAATCTTGGCGCCGATCTCCAGGTTCGGATTAAGTAGCGCCTGGACGTCCAGGCCGTCCTCGTCAAGCGTGGGGCGCCCGATTAGCCCGGTATCAGCGTTAAGGACGATTACCCTCTCGTTCGGGTCGTATGTCGGTGTTTTAGGAATGGCGACAAGGCCGTCAACGCCATAGCCCCAGTCAAAATTATTTGTGTCAGCGATACCGTTCATGGCGTCGGTAGCCATCCGAAACATGACTTTTCCACGGGGAAGTCTGGAATCCATGAAAGGGACCATAACAGTTTGCTTGGCCCCAACTCCTTTTTCCTTCATGGCGTCGAGTACCTTGTCAAAGATCTCGCGCTGAGAGGCGCCTTTGGCCACTGAGACATTCACCACGGCATATTGCCTCGCCCTGTCGCCGGTAGCAGCTACCAGGCGCATGAAAGTCTCTGTTTCGCTCTCGCGGCCGACGGATTTCCACCATAGATCGCCTTGGAAAATAATGCCGTGATGGCTCTGATAGCCCGCCTCAATGATGACGCGCATGCCTTGGTTTTCGATGACGTTTGTACCGATACCGAGGCGATTTACTGTTTCCTGCGAGACGTTGTAAACCGTGATCTCAGCGGTGCAGGGCTTGCCGATTACAGCCTGAGAGATTCGGAATTTGCATCGAAATTCACTCAGGTCAATCGCCTGCTGATTGTCCTTGTCGACTGCCACAACGAGGCGAAAATATCTCAGCCACTGGCGATTATTGTCAGTTTCGCTCATTCGTCACTCCAAAAAAGGCTCAGCGTTTGGCCCATGTCCCGATAACTCGGTTCGTAGTTTTTGACCTGCTTCGGCAACTCGCACCAAAGCGCCCCGCCCATACGCTTATAGCCAAACTGCGCCAATAGGTTGACACCAGTCACCAGCGGTAGGCCCTGGAGCGCATCCGAGCCGTCTGTCCGGACCATATCTAGAAACCAGCCGCCGCAGTCCGCATCTCTGTAAATCAGCGTCATGCGGTAGTTATATTCACCGAGCCGGATTGAAAAGCTCTGGGCGCCGGTACTCAAAGGAATTTGATAAATACTCATGGCCGATTCCCCGCAGTAGTCAATACGGGCGACGAGGCACCGCGCTGATTAACAGAGGCTGTCTGCTGAGGATTCTTTTGCTGAGCTTCCTGCAGCGTGACCTCTTTTGTCCGGGCGAATCGGATTTCCTCGAAAGTGATGTCCACTACTAAGGAGCTCTCGGTGTCGACGGTCGACGTTGTTTTTAACTTCGTTATGATGACTGCCGGATATTGCTTCTTGCCGGTAGAGAGCGAAAACGGCTCCCGTTTGGCCTGTAGCTCAAGCAACTTCTCATAGACGTCTTTCGTCGTGGTCAGGCCCTTAAAAATCGAAAAATCCAGAATCGAATTTAAGAGCCTGGAGGAATCCGACCATCCAAATTGGCAATTAATCACCGTCGGCATCTGATACGCGTGATCCGAAACATTGGCACCGGTATCGACCGGATGGCGCGTTACCACGACCTCGTTTTCGTGCTCCTCGCTAACCACGACGTCCGGAATAATTCCGGCAAATTCTCGTTTTCGGCCTAGAAGCAGAGCCTCCAGGCTGTACGGTAAAGAAGGCATATTTCCTCCCTAGCTGAGGTTGCGCTGGCCGTATCGGTTCTGGGCCAGCAGGGTCTCATGCGCCACGGCCTGACCGACAGCGCGCGGATTATCAGCCCCGTTGATCGTGATGTTTTGGTTCACGACAACACTTCCCCAGGATGGAATTTTATCCCTTTCGTTGACGACCTTAGACCGCCACTGCGACTGCGCGGCGGCGAGCACCTCTTTATCAAAAGAGGCGCCTTCAAAATACTGAGAGGCGCCTCGGAAATTCTCATGCTCCGTGATCGACTGCATGAGCGCCTTAAGCACTCGCGGGTCGCTTAGATCGAGGCGTGTCAGCGCACCTACATCCAATCCTAGGCGCCGGCTCATATTAGCTGTCACAGACTGAATATAAGGCCCTGTCTCGTTGTGGTCCGCAGCAGGTGCGTACTTGGAAATAATGGACGCGACGTTATCCAGGCCCGCATTAGCGTAGCCTTTTAGCTGTCTGCCTAGGGCGCCCCAGCCCTCTTCCGGCGTGCGATAAATCGCAAAAGCACCGTCATTAGGCTGATTTCGCGATACCGGACGCATATTGCCCGGATTGTTGTTTCGTAGCCCTCGGCTCATCTTTCCCGGAACCGGAGGTGGTTCTGCCTGCGCGGGTTTCGCGGGTTGTGCCGCAGCTTTTTTAGCGGCTCGATATCTCGCCAGCTCCTCCTCGAAGCCCTTTTTATCGAAATCGTCCACGATGCTCACACCCTCCTCGGCCTCATCATCGAGCACCGATTTTTGCTTGGTGTATTTCTTGCGTAAGAACTTCTGCACCTGCTCATCGTCCATGAGATGGCGCTTGTAGCGCTCAGCATCCTGAAATTCGTCTGCTTTAAAAAAGAAGTTTTTGAGGTAGTCGCCGACGCCGTGGGATTGATCCCAGATATTTTTTTCTGTCTGGATCCAGGCGGGCAATTCCTGCGAGAGTGTTTTATTGAACTTTTCGGCAACCTTATCCAGGCCGAGGCTGTCAGACAGCGTCCCGAAAGCGGCCTGGCTCCCCATGGATATGATTTCCCAGGTGCGTGAAAATTCATTTGAGAGGCGATGTACGGAATCCGCCGACTTATCGACCATGTCAGCCAGTTCTCCCTGCTGCTCATTAGTTTTCTTAAGCTCGGCAGGAAAGTCCTTTTTCATGAGGGAGGCATACGCGCCATCCAAGCCTAAAAACGATGCCTCAACGCGGCCCACGGCGTCACCTGTTTTTTTCCATCGCTCTATAAGGTCGAGCAAAATATCGCTGTACTCTCTCAACTTTCCCGTTTTATCTCTCACATCGACGCCTGTGAGATTTTTGGTGTAGTCCGCCATACCGGGAATAAACGTTAATTTATTGGCAAAAGTCTTAAGGCTATTCGTTGCCTCGTCCACATTTCCGCCGACTTTGGCCACTGCTGAGGCAACGTTATTCAAGCCCCGGACAGAGCCGCCAATTTGGTTTGTGATGTTATAGAACCGATTCGTTTCCTGAGTGCTCTTAGCGAATGCAGCAGAGAACGCAGTGCCCATGGCGGCGCCTCGCATGGCGATCTCCTTCATGCGCTTTCCAGCATAGTCGATTGAGGCTTGAAACTTGGCTTGCTCGTCTTTATCGACCACAAAGCCTAAGCGGACGAGGAAACCGGCGAGAACGCTACTCATGGCTGCGCTCCTTCTCTAAAACAAATTCGTTGTATTTTTGGTTGTCGATATAAACGTTCATTAGCAGGATGTCCTCAAGTGTCAGATCGTCACCCTTCAGGTCCAGATAGCTGATCATCCCGTGATAAACAGGACGCATCAGGAAATCCAGGCCATCAGGAAGACTTCTGAACGGGCTCGGTTCCTGCTGACTGTTTTCGACGCTATGAGCGAACGTTAAAGATTCAAAGCGTCGATAAAAGGGCGAAGCTCACGCTGTACGACAGCGCTCACTAATATGCATGTGGTTGTGAAATCGATGTCATCGAACGCCAGCGTGCCACCTGAATACACTCGGGTCCAGGTTTTTCCGTCCTCAGAGCGACGCTCCACCACGCTCAGCGCAGTGCGCACGCAAAAATCAAAATCCGCGTCAGGCATGGCCGCAATGCGATCTAGGAGTGGCTGACAGACCGCGAGCAACGTGCCGAACTCGGTCAGTTTGTCGCTCAATGTCGCTTTGGATTCCGGCATGGATTTTCCGTAAGCGGTCCACATTTCATAGAGGACATTGTTGAATGCCGTGGGCATTAGCGGCCCGAGCCGCTTTTGGAGCTTCATAGCTTCAAAAAGGTCGAGCCGCCCGACAATGTACTCATGCCCCTGCAATGTAAATTTTTGAGGTACGAGTTTATTCATTAGTAAGTCCCGCTCAGTGTGTCGATTTTGCCGCAGTCAAAGCCCCACTCAAGGACGGGCTGGCCGTCCTCGGCGAAGGTCTGACTTGGCAGGCCTTGGAATGCGACGCTTCTGGCCACGATCGTGTCCGTATTGCCTTTGTTTAGGACGGTGATGACATTGTTGCCCCAGGCGCTGGAGCTCAAACTTTGGGCGTTAAACATAGCCTTGAGCTTTGCGTTCACGGGAGATGTATAAAGAAGCCGAATCGTAAGTTTTCCACTTTTATCTGCCCTCAAAGAATGCATGACCTCGCCATCTGCGCCCGGCGTCATATTGTTCCGGGGCTGATTGAACTCGACGGAAATACCTTCCTTGGAGGCCGCAGAGCCGTAACCGAGATCGATCACGCCGGTCGGCCCTGCGAATGTCGCAGTGACATCCATAAAGGAATAAGTTGCCATCCTGTTTCTCCTTATCGATTGATCGTGAGCGTGGCGTCAATAAAGTGAACTGCGCCGCGCAATTTGATAGCCACTTTGATCGGAGGTGCCTTACGGGCCTCGCGATCGCTCTGCGCCTGTTCTTCCAGCGGCTGAATGTAGACGTAATATCCTGAGGTGAGCGTGTCGCCCTTCTGGAGAGAACCAAAAGAATCGCCGTTCCAGACGCCCGGGGCGATGAGACCATTTCGGACGCCCGCGTCAAGCGACTTGTTGATCGTCGCCAAAATTGCGGTCATGCCCGCTTCGTCCTGGCCGATCTTGGTCGTAGTCGTATAGAGCAGATTCCAAAGATCGGTTTCCACTCGGTTCTGCTGCCAGTCAAGGCCATGAGTTTCGTCAATGAACCAGCCTCCGGACGTGACGCCTTCTTTATAAATCGAAGTGTCGTTCTGGAATGCCGCGAATACGTTGACGTTTTTGTTTCTTAAGGCCAGCGACTGGGACGTTCTCAAGTTCTCGGCAACAACACCCGGGAGCTGTTTGAATTTCAGAGTGATCGTGGTATTCGATCCCTCGAAGTTGATCGTGCTCATGCGTCCGAGGACCGAGACACCGGCAGTGTCGCTGGTGCTAGAGAATGTGCAGATCGTGCGGTTATAGCCCAGCGCCTTGAGCTTAGAGCCCAGCGAGGTGCTATTTGTAGAATCCATTTCGCCCGTATTCTGCGACGTCCAGGACACGATGCGGGAGGGTCGCGCGGCATTGATGAGCGCAGAGACTTCCAAGGCATCCGCGTCCGTCCAGTCGGTTCCGCACACATAAAGACCGTACCAGTTGGTGTAATCCAGGCAGGCCGTTACTGCGTCGACCAGGTCCTCTGCTGCCGCCCCGTTGACCTTAGTCGTACCTGCGTCCAGGCCCATGACCTTAGACAACTCGGTAGAAGAAACGTTCGCGACGGACGAATTCACGCCCGTGGTGGCGGATTTGATAATGAATCTCGTACCGTCGAATACGCAGGTGCCTTTCGAGGCCAGCGCGGTCGTGATCTGAGTTGCCACGCCGTTCAAATTGCTCTGAGAGCTCAGGTCGACGCTGGAAACCGAGACGGAGGAACCATCGATTTCAACGGTGAAAGATCCGGAAGTGATTTTCTCGAAGTCAGCGATCTGCTGCTGAGAGATTGCCAGCATACGGCCGCGCAAAAGTCCGGCTGTAGCGGTTTTAGCCCAGCGGCCGACAACCAGCTGAGACGGCTGAGGAGACTGGCCGAAGAAGGTGACCGCGGCCTGATACTCAGGTGCATCGGTTCCGAAATCGGCGGCAATTCCCTCGACGCCCGAATACGTGCGCAAGCGCTCGTCCGTGTCAATGACATCGCTGGTGCCGAGCACTAACATGGCCCCGAAGTTGCGCAGTGCGGCCGCGACCGGAGACATCTCGATCGTGACGTTTACAACTTCTGAGACCGGTAATGTAGGAGCAACGCTCATAATTTACCTCGTTCTGTATAAAAGTCGACATCGGCACCGACAATGGTGCGAACGCCGTAAGTTCTGGAAACCTTCCGAGCAACGTGGAAGGTCATGTCATATCGATCAACCCACGTCTCGCAAACGAGATCCGGCAGGCGCATGGCCTGCGAATCAATCGCTTTTAACGTGAGCCCCGTCTGCCGTAGCAGTGAGCGGTTCTGTCCGATTTGCGCCGCATCCCTGAATCTCTGGGCAAGGAATAAAGCCCGGGGGCCGTAGAAACTCAGCACGAACTCATAATCCTCATGCACCACGGAGGTCTGATCTCCTGATAATGGCAGCGACGGATCACCTTTTCGCCCGTCGAGATAGGCAGGCGTGGTATCGAGACTTTTGAGCGCCAGGGCGCACCAGTCAGTTTTAAGCGCCGGCTGGGTACCGGGCTTAGGACGCCAGGAGGCACGGACTAGATCGAGCCGCAAGCCGATAAGTTCAGAGATCCACTGGCGCAGCGGGTCCATCAGCCCTGTCTCATTGTCCGAACTCGTCGGACGCAATGCTCCGGGCGTCCGGCTATCAGTAACTGCCATCACTCACCTCCGCAGGCCAACAAGTCAACCTCAAAAAGCCCTTCCCAAACTGCGAGTAATCCGCGCAGTCTTTGACGACAAAGCGCTTACCGCGCCACTCGACCTCATCGTTTCCTGAGCCGCCGAAACCCGCGGGCATATCGGCAATCATGAAGCGCACTAAGATCGTGCCCTCGCGCCGGAGCGCCTCCGGCAATCTCGAGATGGTCTTTGTATCGGCCGTGATGACGGCCATGACCTCAGTGCTTTCGCCTTCGGTCCAGGTGGGATTTCCGAACTTGTCCAGGCCCTCAACAAAATGGATCAGCTTGCAGGGCGAAGTGAACAAAGGAGATCGGATTACACGTTCAACGTCTAAAGTCGCCATCATTCCTCCACCACAACGCCGTCAATGGCGTCGCGTAACTGCCCCGTGTTAATCAAGGGCCGAATGCCCACGCCTTCCCTCTCGTTCTCGCGGGTGCCCTTGGTAAGACGCGAGCGGTTACGATTGGCAATGGTCCTAGGCTTGAGCGGTTCGAAGTCGGCGGTTTGCATGTAGCTTTTGACCGCTGAGGCCGAGCGGATCGCCAGGCGCTCGAGTGCCTGACCACACTTTTTCTCATCGCCCTTGAGTGCGCAGTCCATGACGCCCTTGAGACCGTCGACAATCATTTCCCGATTCGCCTCCAGGCCCGGAACTAAGAACGGTCGCGGCGGAATATTGTTCGCCGGAGAGCCGTTCTCATGCACAAAGCCCAAAAGGTGATTGCTCGGGGCGCCGTCGTTTCGCGTATCGCCCTTAGAGCCTGCCGCGATGCCGACATAGACAGCAGTTTTCGCCAGACGCTGCAGTGCCTGGTTCAACTCGCCGTCATGTCGGACCATGGAAACAGAGATCGTCTTTTTCATATCTGTCTGGCTCCTGCTCCGAACAACTGAATCAGCTGCCATAACTCGCGGCCGTAGGCAGTGAGATTCCATGAGCCGGCGCCCTCCTCCGAGGAGGATGAGGTGTCGTAACTCACGGATGCGCCGTCGACAGACATGGACGAAACCTGCCCGAGACCGGAGTTATCGCCGCCGTTTCCACCTCCAGCGGCTGATTTTGCGAATGTTAGATAGTGGGCCGTATACAGACCCATGACGTGTGCCCGGATCACGGGATCAGGCCAGGTTTCTTCCGAAAAAAATTTAGCGGCTAAAGCTAAACGCGCTTTAACCGCCACGTCCGGATAACTGTCTGAATCGATCTCCGGAAATAACTTGCGAAATTCCTCAAGCGTCAGAGGCTGGTTCAACATTTTCAGCCTCCTTCACAGATGTGGTCTTTTTCGCATTTTTCTTTGGCGCCGGTTTTTCCTTCACTACCGGCTCAGCCTTTTCCTCGGCCGGTTCCTCAGCCTCAATCAGCTTTTCTTTCGCCGGCGGCGTGATGTCGATATACGTAGCGAGGTGTGCTTGCAGATACGGATGAGCCGCGACTGCGTCCTCAACCTCGTAGGACTGCGCGGGCTTAAATTCGAACTGCTGAGAGCCCATATTCAGAACCAGCGGGCAACGAACTGTAATTCGTTTCATAAAACCTCCTTAACCTGCGGATACTGCTGCCAGGTCGGCGTAGTAAACCATTTCCGGACGCACGAACTCGACGCCGCCGAGAGCTGCAAAGTACGGAACTGCCTGCTCGAAATTGCGGTACTGAACCGGTAGAGAGGCAATCGGAACCAGCGGGAAGCGGACCACGTCCACTGCCTTTGTGTAGGCCACAATTCGCGGCGTAGAGAACAAGGTCGTGTCGGCCAGCCAACGCACAGGGCGAATGGTCAGCGTACCGCCGTTAGCAACGGAGAGGTTATTAGCCTCAACGTAGCGCAACAGGTTCATTTCGGTATTAGTCAGCTGTGTGCTCACCAGTTTGCCGAAAATTGCCGGGGGAACCAAAAGGTTCTTCGGAATGCGGTTGTACTGCGTTGCCTTCCAGGCCTTTTCCAGGATGTTATTGAAGTAGCCGATAACGGTCTTCACATCGGTGGAATCGGTCCAGGTGCCGACATTTTCATGCGTTACCTGATCGGAATTGAGCAGGCCTTTGACGCCCACTTCGTCATCCCCGACATAGACCTGAGTGTCGATATCGAGCTGATGCTTCATGCGCATAGCAGAGTGTTTCTGCGCATCGATCGGGCGACCTGCCTGCATAGCCTTCTGGAGCTCGAAAATCGTGTAAGCGACCTCCATGCCCCAGAGTGTCAGCGGTGTGGCAACCTTCTTCAGAGAAACAGAAACACGGGCAGGCGTGGAATCCGGGCCCTTAATGAAGGACTTTTTACCCGCACCTGTGCCGCCGAATCCGCCCATGTATTCAGACTGAATGAAAGAAGAAACCTCATCGGCGATCGTGACATCGTCGCGCAGGTCGATATCCCTGCCATATGTGAAATCCGCGATCGGTTCATAAACACGAGCATCCAGGCGCTCAAGCTCACCGACCAGGAATGCGCCGGTAGCGGAAATTGTTTCAGCGTCAGTAAAACGTCTTGGAATTTTTTGCTCCTATTAGATATTGAATGCGATTTCGGCCAGGCCCGCGTCATCCTTGGCGCCCATAAACACGCAGTTAGGAATTGCAGTTGCGCCCTCGGCCTTAGTGGCCGTAACGCCCTTGTTTGCGGCGTCTAGATAGACAGCTCCGCCCGGCGCCGGTGTACCTGCGGCACGCACAGCAACGTAACCTCGGCGCAGGATGCAAACGAAGGCGTCTTTCGGCCAAACCTTTCCATCCGGCCCAACCTGGCGATAATCGCGAACTGCGATGCCGTAGACCTTGGAGGCATCAGAGGCCGGAGTTGCTTTGCCGGTTGTGGTCAGAGAAACCAGAACGCCGTCGTCGGCGACCGGAGTAGTTGTGTCGTTCTGTTTGACCTCGGTGGTGTAGTCAAACATGCCGCGAGTGATATCGCCGGCAGAACCTCTGGGCATAGATGTGCCAATGAACTGAGACATTATTTAGCTCCCCAAAAATCATTAAGTTTTTTCTGGACGTATGCGATCGAATTGACGGAATCCTCAGCGCTGTCGCCGTAGCGTGTACCGCTGGCCTTCGGATTCTTTCCGGACTTGGACATAGCGACCGCGGCCTTGAAGGCGATATCCAGCGCCTTGCCGTCGAGCTCAGAGGAATCTCCGAACTGTTTGACGCCGGCGCCTTTCAGCGCCGTGCGCATAACGCGCTCGATCTGATTGCGTGTGAATTTGCCGCCCTTGGCGTCGCCCACAGGCTTTTTCATTCCCGGGCAAAGTGCCTCGGCGTCGCCGATGATGGCCTGAGCATCCGGATCGTCGATCAGCTCATTGTCATCATTCTGGTCAGCACCGGCGTCCGGCGCCGGGGGCGTATCTGCGTCGCCTACAGGTTTCTGAGCCTGGCCCTTAGCCAGTGCTGCCACCATGGCCTCGAGTTTGGCCAGGCGCTCCTCAAGTGTTGGTGTGGGTGCCGGTGTCGGGGTAGGAGCTGGCGCCGGTTCAGGATCTGCGTCCTGCACCTGGAGCTTGTCCACTTCCTCGTTAAATGCATCCTCGTTTCCGTCGCGGAACAATTTCCGCAGGCGGGTCTTTAAGCTAGTTGTCATGCTTCCGTCTCCAATTTTGCAGCCCGAGCATCGGGCTGATACCACTAGAGCAACGTGGTTGCCCACGATGCCAATTTGCTCAATCCCCTGGGGCGTTTCCTGCGTATCCGCGTCATACCCGCATGAGACTTCCTTCAAATCCCCGCTCTCGACTGCCTCGATCGCTTTTCGATCCGTCAAAAGCAAATCGGCGAGAAGAAAATCCGATTTATCGCCTTCTCCTCGCCGAACGTTCTGGGTCGTACCGACTGCAATCTCCCGCCAGTTGTCCGGATCTGCGAATCTCGCGTGACCGATGACTACCGGCTTGGCCTCAAACGAGGCAATCGTTTCGGGATTAAAAATTTGTTCTTCCGGCCGCCACACCTGAACCGCACGGCCGATATTTGGCAGGCCTACCTCAGCCGCTGAATATTCAAACGATCCGACGCGGCTAATCGGAACGTCTCGACATAACAAATAGCCCTCCGGAGTTTTTTCCTTCAGAGGGCTGATTTTTTCCGTGGTCAAGAAGCGACCGTCTCGAAATTTCCTTCTCATTTGTCCTTCTCAAAAAAGAGTGGCGAGGGCCAGCACCGGCAGTTGAAGACGCATCCGGGATGGCTGCGAATAGGCGTACCGCCTGCGCCGACGTCACAGATCGGAGGATCGCTCCAGGCATGAACGGTCTTATCCAGCTCACGATGCCTTGGGCGCACTGCGTTATCGCCAACCGTGTGCCACACGTAATGCGTAGAGCCAACGGCCTGGGCCCTGGCCTGCGTGAAATTGCTCCGAGCCCTGGCGGTCTCTGTCCGGGCAATGCAAATCGCTCGGGATTCCGTAACGCCGCCCAGCTCGTTTTTGATACGCTGGGCGATATCGGCATAGCGCTGGCCGTCCGATAGCCCGCTAGCGGCCCATTCCTGAACTTTCTTGGCGGCCTCCATGGGCAAAGAGCGGATCAGTGCGACCTGCTCCTCGCGCAGGCGATTGAAAATCGGCCCGGCGGCTGCGTCCTTCAACTTGCGGCGAGTTTCCCGGCTGATCTTTTGGCCAATCCTGAGCCAGGTGTCGTAATCTGCCGAGGCCGCGCGGCGCAGCATGATGTCTGCCACGGAGCGAGCCCATTCGTCGAGCCGCACTGAATAATCAAACAGACTGAGCTGGAGCTGGCTCGGATCGGTTCCCTCCCACTCCAGGGCGATCTGCGCGATCTGTTTGGCCACTGCCTTGAGCCGCTTGCGATACCAGCGGTCCAAAGCCGCCGTTTTGGCCTGCTCCCGGAACTTGTTCTGCTGCTGCATTTAATCCTCCTGCCTCTGGCGGCATGAGCTCGTTTTCCTGTTTCTCGGCCTCGTCGATGTCCTCCTCGGTAATGGAGGAGAAAAGGCCGATGGTCGGGCTGAGCTTTTTGAGCTCCTTCATTGCGTTCGGCAGCGGAATAGATTCGCTCTGTAACGCCTGCACAATCGCACCGACCATGGCCGTTGCATACGCGCCTTTCTGCTCGTTGGTCATCTGCCAAAGCGGGCGGAAATCGAAATTGAAATCTTTGTCCGGAGCATGTCCGGTCACGCTCATATAGATAACGTTTAGGATTTTCTTTAAGCCCGGGCGCAGCATCTTTTCCTGCTGCTGTTTCGTATTGTCGTAATAGAGCCGAATGTCGCTCTCGCCGGTGGAATTGAAGCCGACCGGAGACTGACCGAACAAGCGCACCAGCGGAATGCCTGTGGCGCCGGAGATCTGCTGAGCAAATTGAAGGAGCACCTCGGGGAGGCCCGTGAACGTGTAGGTCATCGTCTGAAAGTCATCCTCGATGTCCCCGAGCGTCATGCCCTCGATTGACTGGAATAACCGGGTATGCTCCATCTGTGTCATGAAGCCTTTTTTGGCGACGTCGTTTGTCAGAATGGAGCGCAGGCCCTTGACCTTGTAATAGCGCAGGTAACACTTATTGACGAGCTGAGCCGCGCCTTCGGTCGCCATATCAAACATCTCGATTCGGTTGAATAGCGGCTCCAGTACGCTCGCGCCCCAACCGCGATAAGCCTGTCGCAGGTAGTACGGCAACCGGCGCCCTTCAAACCGGATACAGCGCGAATAATGGATTTTTCCTCCGGGAATATCGATAGCACTCTGCTCCGCGAAAACCTGGTAATAAAGCGGCTTGCCAAAGTTAGGCCCGAGCTCCTGGACGACCTCTGTCGACGGGTTGACCTGCCAGCAGTCGAGAACGAGCAGCCCTTTGAAGGCGCCTTGTTTAACCGGTCCGAGCGGTGTGCCCATGTCATCACCGTCAATGAGAAGAACGGCCAGCGAACCTCCGTAGAGACGCGCCCACTTCAAAGCGTCGCACAGGCTATCCCAAACTCGGAATTCGTCGAGCGCGATATCGATCGCAGAAGCGACCTCCGGATCATCGCACTGGAGCTCCACGCCCTCGCGCGTCATGTCGTCTGCCACCACGTCAACCGCGAGCCCGCACATCCATGAGCCCTGGTAAGCCCATTCCAGCTCGTTGCGCTGAAATGATTTGAACTCAGGGATGTAGCGATTGCCGTTGAGCGTCGTGCTCGTATTTAAGCCCATGCGCAGGAGCGGGTTCTGAAACCCGTCGACAAACTGCTTACTGCCGCCGCGCTTTGTCCGGGAAAGTTTCTTGTTTACCTTCATGCTTAACCTCTGCCCAGGCGAATGAACTCATCGAGCCCCGCCTGTGTGATATAGCCGTCGAGGCTGTATCGAATGGCATCGATGCCGTGGTTGTATTTATCGACGATGATCGGAAGGACCTCGTTCGTTTTCGGATCCACCTTATAGCTGTAGAGCTTGAATTCTTCTGCCGTATGTCGGCAGCGCGGGTGGATGACGATTTTGTCGAAGCTCTTTAGGTAGGCGATACCGTCCTCAATCGAGCCCTGCCACTTCTCTGCGGCCGAGATATTGAATCCTTTGCGCTTAGCCAAATAGCTGATGGTCTCAGGTCGTGAGCAGTCGGCCTTGATCGGCCAGCTCCTGGAGAGCGGGACCGAATCGTACAGCGCCGGGAGCTCGTCTAGCTCCACGCCGTGGCCGAAGGCCTCATACTCGATATACAGCCGATTGTCGTACATGAACGATCGCACCAGCGTGCTCGGATCGTTCGCAAAGCCGAAGTCGGCGCCGAAAAACAAGCGATCGGCCTTCTGCCAAAGATCGTCCGGAAAACTCTCGACCGTGAACCGCCCGCGGAAAATCTGCGCGTCGCTAATTGTCCGGGGAAATCCTTCCCACACATGCAAATAGTTCTCGTAGTCATTTTTGCGATCCCATTCCATCTGGCGCCGGAGCGCTTCCGGAAAATATGGGTTCTCATCAAAATTGACTTTCCGGACATAGGCGCCGGGAGGCGGCGCATCGGTCAGGAATAATTTGGTTGTCGGATCGTCAGCTAATAGCGGGTTAAACGAGACCCAAATTTCGGAGCCTGCCTTTCGGATGGTCGGTATCAGTGTCTCCCAGGAAACTTGGGAAATGCTTTGAGCTTCCTCGCAGTTATGAACTAAAACATCCCCGGCAAAGTAATTATGGTTTCCTTCGACCTCGAGATTAAAGACAAAATTTCCGCTTTCACTCTCTCTGTTTCCGTTAATACTTCCTTGTTCCTGAATCTCAATACGCTCCACCCTTTGCTCTTCAAGAAAGCATCTTTGCGAGCGTCCTCCGCCCGTGCGGCTGCTCCTTTGTGACTTCCCCCGTCTACCTCGATCGCAATGCCATACCAGATATTCGCAATGTCCACCTTGTAATTCGTTGGCACGTCGGGCGCGCTTATTTCCGTAGGAATTACCAGCTCGGGCCACCAGCCGCGCCCGAGCCAAGAGAGAAGAAGTTTTTGTCCCTTTGTTAATCCGCGACCGTTTCCTCCCAATACGCGAGGATGAGTTCCGCTTTTTTTCAGTGATTGAATCGTTTTTTCCCGTATTTCCGGATCGTACATGGGGTTGTTCTTCTTCATTCGCTCCGAAAGAAGTTTGCGAACACAATCCCGGCAATATATCCCGCCTTGTTTTACGTACTTCTGCCGCCTTCCGTGCGTATTCATTGCGATCATTTCGCCGCATCCTCCAAGGCACGGAACAAAATCGGGAATATCCAGTTTTGCAGGCATAAACGATATCTCCAGGAACGATTTCAGAAACAGGTATATAGCCCTTTCCTTTTACAAAGAAAGGATGCTCTTTAGTTGATATTATATGGTTTGGCGAACCAACAAGTGATAATGCATAAAGTTTCTTGGGTGCTGGATTTTTCATTACCTTGACGACCCTGCGATACTCTAGGCATTGAGTGTCGTGGTTAAAAGAGCGGACATAATCTCCCGGCTTTATAACTTCTATCGGCCTCCCATCAACCATAGTCCCAGCAACAAAACACCAACAAATATCGACACCTTCAATCGACTTTATCGACTGCGCTTGTCTCTGCTGCAGGCCCTTAAAAAAGAACCGAGAGCCGTTTATGTGTCGGATCTCGGTCTCTAGGAACTCGAAGCGATGGCTCAGTCCTAGGCGCTCTGCCGTGTCTTTAAGCAGCTGATAGGACGAATCGGCAATCGAATTTTGAAACTCACGGGAGCAAAGTACGCGCAGCCGGGAAAGATTCGACATGACGATCAGGGCCTCAGCGATTGCCCACGATTTTCCCGAACCGCGGCCGCCATAGAAAACTTTAAATCTGTGGGGGCTCCACAGTTCGGAAAAAGGATCGTTCATTTTTTACCTTTAGCGACTTCTCTGATTTTCTCGTAGACGCTCGCCAGGCCCTCGCCTCCGGCGCCGTTCGTATCCAGTTGGATCTTTGCGCCCTTTCGTCTTGCGACAACTTTCAGCCGGACTTCTGCCCGGAGCCGACGATGTGCCACGGCGTCGCCTTTCTTGACTGTGCTCGACGCTCCGTGTTTCTCGCTGAACGAATCAATCGTCTCAGATGCTTCTTCCATCGTGTCGGAGATATCGACGGCCTCATCCTCCAGGACCTGATCGCCGAAATCTCTCGCGCGCGCGAAGTCTCTCGCAAAGTCCTCGTTCGCGACGGTCCATCTATAAACGGACGCGGGGGATATTCCCATGTCTCGGCATATAGATGTAAGGGTGTGGCCGCATGCCAGGCGCTGGAGAATCTCCTTAGCGCGACTCGGTGTGTACTTAGTTTGGTTGCCCCGTTTTCGCTTCGGAGCTTCGCAATTGTCCATGCTGATCCTCCTAAACGGTTACGCTTTAGGCAATAAAAAACCGCCACGCGGGCGGTTATGGCGTGTTGTTAGCTATTAGTTTACGATGATGCCTTTCTTCCGCATCTCGTCGCAGTAGTCCAGATATTCTTTCAATTCTTTGTGCGCACGAGCCGGGGCTTCCTTCTTGAGCTTAAGGCCCTCATCGCAGGGTCCGTCATTATCGAACCAATCTTCGGGGAAGGAGGCAGGGACCCTTTCATAGCACTCTTCGGTCTCAGGTGTAAGTTTCTCGGCCATTTATTCCTCTCAAATACCAAGGTCTGAAAAATCATTTTTCAGGAACCGTTCTAGTATTTTACCAACCTCTGCGGCCACTGGTCTAGGCGAGCGGCTGCAAAGATACTCAGAAACAGCTTCGGCAAAAAACTCCGCAGAATCCATAGCCGCATATTCGGACAGCTCGGCCTTGATAACTGAGCGATCATCCACGAGGGAAAGATTAGAGAGCACCTTATCCTTAACGCGCCCCGAAATAAAATATCTTTTCTTTCTCTTTTCCGTCGTATCAACGCCTGCGGCTTTCATTAACTTTTCTAGGCGCCCTTCAATCGCATGCCCCAGCTCATGCGAAGCTACTGCATAAGCTGCGCCTTTGGACATAACGCCCTGAGGATGGAATTGCGTAGAAATACAGTTACTAAACGAAGCGGCGAAGGACGCCTCATTTCCTCTCCCGTAATATTTAGTATTGAAATCGATCGCACCCGTACTCATCAAGCACTGACCATACGTGGAGCTTCCGAGCCTAGAACAATTAGCCCTTCCGATATTACCCGCAAGAAAAGGAAACTTTGAGCAGATGTCAGAATAAGCCTGCCCTATAGAGCGCGCGGTATCCGGCCCCATAAGATTAAGTCCCTGGGTCGGCGCATTCATTAGGCCGCTGGAATCCAATGCCGCCACAACGTCCGCGGATGTAGATGCAGATGCCAGGTCAGAATTTAGCTTTTGGATTTGCGGCTCAACGTTTTTCGCGAGCTCTTTTGAAAATTGCGCCTGAAAAGCGTTCATAGCCCGCTTTTGCTCACGCTTTAATCTTTCTGCCTCAAATTTCTTTTTCTGCTGCAGTTGACGTTTTTGCCGATTCGCGGGCCTTCTGGACGGCAGAGCCGCCAAAGCGTCAACCTTATCGCCGAGCTTCGAGGAGGCTTTATCCAGGGCCTTATAAAAATCCGTGCTTCTAAAATCCGCCCTGTCCGTATACCAGACAGAGGCTTCGGCGACACGCTCCAGGGCAGAAAGACGAAGCCTCTCGGCATAAAGATTTTTAAGGTCCTCTACTTCGTCCGGCTCCAGGCCGTCCTCGCCTTTCGTAAGGTCTCCGTAGTCCCTTTCAAAAATATCATCGACACGTTTGCGAGCGGCCTGAAAACTCATCGCGCGCTCATATACCTTCTCCGCTTCGTCCGGACCATACGGATAGCCCATGGATCTCAGGTGGTCATATTCTTTATCGAGCTCTTTGAGAATTTGGTCCTTGTTATCTAGGTCGATCGTGTAGGGATAATTAAGGTCTTTGATCGCCTTACCTACGCTGTCCGGAGTAAATTCCTTCTGCGTCGACTTAACCAGCTTGGCCGTTTTCGTATATTTGTCGGAGCCAGTGTACTGAGGCTTCTGGGGAGCCTTGGGCGCTTTAGACCATTCAATCACGGCCTGAGCTCCCGGCTGCTCCTGTCTGCCGCCTCGAGGTGCTGCAGAAATATGGCGACCGTTAAACTTTCCGCCCATGCCTGCGAGAACCTCTCCTGTTCGATCGTCCAGTTTGACCGGCGTACCTTTGTTTTCGGGGCCGTTCGGTTTCACCGTGATCCACTTAACTCCGTCCTTAAAACGGACGGGGACGCGGCCGAGGATTTTGATATTCATAGCGCAGACCCATAAAAAGAAACCGCCCGATCACGAATGACCGAGCGGCTCAAACCCCATGTACATACTCAAAGAGAAAGATCGGTTGTTGGACGGGACGATCAGCCCGCTATTTCCTTAGAATCATTCTTGCTAAGTAACAATCCAAAGGAGAATTCTCATGAAATTAGATCGCGAATACCAAAGAGAAATGCTTCGGCGCCTCGCTGACGATTACCCAGAGATGTCCCCGGAAACTCAAGAATGGTTTATCCGGGATCTAAAAAGCGAAAAATACATAACCAACGCTCAATACCTAATCGAGCACGGACTTCTTTCCTCCGGCGTAAAAGTTACGACGGATATAAACGGAGCTCCCGCGATGATTAGCGTCTCGTTGCCTAAAATTACTGCTAAGGGCGTCGACTTTATCCGAGACGATGGCGGATTAAGCGCCATCCTTTCTGTGCAAACTGTAAAGCTACACGAGGACACGCTTAAAGAGTTGTTATCAATCGCCCTTCGGCAGGCGAAGTTACCCGAACCGGAAAAAGAATCCATTAAAGAAGCAGTCAAACAGCTTCCGGCTGAAGGGTTAAAACACCTGCTAACGAAACTAATTGATCTTGGACTTTCTCACGCTCATGAGTTATCCGCACTAACTCGAATATTTCAAAATATGAATTTCTAAAAAAACGACGCGCTCCGGTAGATCCGAATTGGGCAAATACGCCGGGGAGTATTTCAAACGCAAAAGCGGCCTGGTGTATGTCCGCCAAAATCTGCCATCGCGTCTGCTGCCCCTTTAGATCAAAAAGCTGGGCCGCTGGAGTTAATTGTGGTAAAGAATAAACTGGAATAGACGCGGCCATGTAGCCTCCTAAATCCATAAAAAGCAAAAGAGCTCGCGATCCATCAGGTCCGAGCTCCAGCGTACTACGTTTCTTCCGGGCACGCGAAAGACCGCTAGAGAGCGATCAGGCACAACGCGAAGTCGTAGATTAAATTGTTATCTCGACTTTACCATTTCAAGCTGAAGATTAATATAGGGATTAACCCTCTATTTTGCCGTTCTGAGCTCTCTCGATAGCGTCATAGAACGCCTGGAGGAATGACCGGCGCCATTCCGGCTCCTGTCTGTAGGAGACCTTAGACTGACGCAGCAGTCGCTCGTACTCTCTGCGCGTGCCAAAAACGAATACCCGGATGTGGCGCTTTACCTTTGTACCGTCAACCCTTTCGGGCAAACTCATCCAGGCGCGTTGCAGAAGCTCGGCGTCTGAATAGTCCGGCGCCGGGAGCAGCGGATCGCGGGTCTTAAGCTCGGTCACTTCCCTCCAGAACTTTTCTTCTTCGGTTTCCGGAGCGCGCTCGAAATAACACTTGGCATAGCGGCAGAAGGTGTCTGTAGGCGAGCGCCATCTGACAGGTTTGTCGCCATACACTCGCCGCCAGTTGGCCAAGCGTTCGTAGAAGTGGGTATCGATCAAGCATTATCTCCGGGAATTGTTTGGGATTCGATCAGGCCCACAAGAATGCGGTCCACGCTTTCGCGCAGGGCATGCGTCGTGGTGCCTACGGTATGAATATCAAGGAGTTTTCCGTCCGCTCTTTGGGCGGCCATTTCCTCCAGGCGGCTAAGGGTGAGCTTTGCTGTCTCGATTGCCGTAAAAGCGTTGTTTATGCAAGCCGTGCGGGTTTTTACAATATCGATATGCTTTACCTGCTTATTCAACTCAAACGGGAAATTAGTCATGTCAAACTCCTATAAATGCCCGCACTGCGGGGCTGTTACTGCGATTTTTACGCTGCCGATTATTTCCAAAATTAAGCCGCCAATTACTCATAGCGATGCGATCAGGCACCTCACTGTAATGCGGCCGGATTCTTCCATCGGCATTTCCGATGTTGCCGAGGTCATGCCAATAGAAAAGACTGCCCTTACCAAATGCCAGGCCTGCGACCGGCTGATCTTTTGGGAAAATGGCGAACTTCGTTACCCAACGCCCGCGGGAATCGAGCCGGCCAAAGGGATGCCCGAAAGCGTGAAGAAAGACTTTATCGAGGCGCAAAGCATCATCTATTTGTCGCCCCGCTGCACCTGCGTACTTCTTCGCGTCTGCCTGGAGAAGCTCGCAGACCACGTTGCCGAAACAAGTAAGATTTCCGGCTATAAACCTGACGATCTGCTTTGGAAAAAGATCGACACCATTGAGAAAAACAAAGGGATGACGTCCGATGTCAGACAAATGGTTGATGCCTGCCGAGACACCGGCAACGAATTTGCTCATAAGGGCAAATACATTCTTTCTGATACCGATACTCAAGAGCTGGCCGAGATCATGTCTGAGCTCGTCAATTCCCTGGTAGACATTTGGGTCAAGCCAGCCAAGCAAGTCGCAAGAATCCGCCAACTCATTCCGGCTAAAAAGAGATAGCCTCATTCTTGAGCTCCGCGGGCGTTAATTAGGTCCTGGATCCCTGCGGACAGTCTCCGAATAAACATCCGGATGTCCCGCTGGGTCAGGCTGACAAAGACAATCGCGATAGCAAGGAATAGCTGAGTGATTGAGATGATCATTAGGCTTGTTTCTATATCCATCTTTTAGCCCTTTCCTCATAAATCAGGTGATCGTTCAACTTCAGAAGACCCCACGCTTTTAAGGTGGCCTTTCTGACTTCATCCGGGTCAACATAGTCACTAACCCAATTGAACCACTCAGACATGGATTCACCGTGGATGTGTTGATATTCCTCCGCAGTCCAACGTACGACTTCCATTCCCTTGATTCTGTCAATTCGCATCACTTACCTCCCGCGGCTGCTACTTCTTCGCGAATGAGGCGGAACAGCTCATCAATCGTCATGATCGCGAGCCATTTTTTTCGGTCAGCTCTACAGACAACAATCGGACGCTCTGGAAAATCACATCCTCTTTCAGCCTGATCAATCCAGTCGTAGATGTTGCTAATAGCCGCACGTCTTTTGACTTCGATAGAGAAGGGCTTGAGTTTGATGTCTGCACCGCCATCCCGTGTCTGCTGTAGATTCCTATGAACCTCAATTCCGAGGTCTCGAAAAATCAGATCGCAGATTTCGCGTTCTCCGACAGCCCCTTTTGTTCTTTGTGATTTGCTCATAATCCCTCCTGATGCTTGCGTTTTCTGTTTTCCTCTTCCAATGCGTCAATGGCCAGCCAAAGGTATTTGATTTGGATCTTGAGGCCACAGTTTTGATAAAAGGCCATTACTGCCACAAACAAAACCGCAAGATTGATCAGCACCAAAATGATGGCCGAACTTTCGATCGTTGATAGTTCCATGTTTTTCTCCTGGTTGTTTTATCGTCTCTGAGCGATTAGTTCTGCATGAACCCTGTATCGCTCGAATTGTGAAAAGAATTGCCTCCGGCGTTCGATGCGCTCATCCGTATCAAGATCAAAAACCGAGCACCGAGCAAATGAAATCGGGTAGCACTCGAGGCCAGCACCTTTATCCGGATGGTGGCAGTAGACGTTCATGTCTCCGAAAGAGGCCTTTGGCGGTCGACGCTTATTCCCTTCCTTATCGACCCAATAAGACTCTGCAAATTTGCAGTACAGACAGCACCCGGACATTACCGCCTCCTAAAAGTAAGCCTCGTCATCCTGTTGCTTCCGGATGGCGTTGCGTTTGAGTTGTTTCACGTAAGCCGAGAGCGGAGACAGTTGCTCAACCGTTTTCTCTTTCAGGCTTTCTTCCGAGTTCTCGATCATGTAGGGCTTGACTACTTGGATACGCACCCAACGTTTGATCCGGTTTCCGAGGTCATAGGCCGATTCATCACGGAACTGCTGCTTTCCTTCGATAGGAATACATGGGATGTTTGTCTTCGGAGCCAGTTCCGGAATGCCTATTGCGTTGAAATACTCGGTTAGGTTTTGGATGACATGCGGGTGGTTGTAGGTCGAGTTGTAATCGTCGATCAGCCGCCAGTCCCTAAGGAGCCGTTCTGCGAGGTCAATAAGATCCTTGAAGCGATGAAGACCTGCCGTCACCGTTGGAAAATATTTGCCTTGAACGCCTTCGTGGAATTCACAAACAGTGATGCCTTGGGTCAGCTGGCCGCAAAAAACCGTGCAAGGGCAGCCGTTTGCTCTGCAGGGTTGTTCAAAAACCTTCGGTGATAGCTTTTTTGGAGTTTTCTTCCCTTCCGGACTGCTGTCAAAGTCCACATCTCTCATGCTGTAGTTATTGGACATGGTATTTCCCCTCGATAATTTTTGTTAGATTTTTCGGTTTGATGATCCATTCCAGATCAGGCCTCCAGGTGTGTCCTTCCTTCTGAGGTGTTTCACCTGTGAGGAAACGCGAGCGCCTTATGTACCCGAACAGCCTCTTAAACCATCCAAGGCCTTCCTCTTCGGACTGATAGCCCTTGTCATTAACAAGTGTCCGCCAGCGAGCCGCTAACATTTTTCTTCTATCCTCTGACCAGATCCGGACTGTCGGCAGCATTGGCAGACATTCGTGATACAAGGCGATGATTTTTTCGTGCGGACAATGAGAACCTATCTGTGCCGATCGTTGTTTCGGAGTGAGTTCTTCTTTTGGTTCGGTGAGATTGAATTTCTCACTTTCATTCACAGCATTTTTCTGTGAGTCTGGAGAGCCGGGATCGGCTCTACTGACAAATACTTCTTTAGAAGTATTAATAATTGACTGAGTATTGACTGAGTTGTGTACCGTTTTTGGTACTGGTATCGGTCCGTTTTTGGTACTGGTACCAAATTTGGTACTGGTTTTGGTACCGTTTTTGGTATCGGTTCCACTACCGTTTTTGGTACCGGTACCAAAATTAGCACCGGTACCAATTTTGGTATTGGTTTTCTGTTTGGCCGCCTGTCTTTCAAGAAAAGCAGATTCAATTTTGGCGGCGTTGATCTGATAGAAATTCTGTCGTCCGTTAAGAGAAGACACTTCAATCCAGCCAGCCTCAGCCAAACTTGCCACGGCCTTGAAAACAGTTTTCTTGTTGAGTTCTGTTTCAGCAGAGATCGTGCTGGTGGCAGGACGACAGTTAGAGCCGTCATCGTTTGCGAAATCACACAAACATCTAAGAACGGCCTTTTCTGCTGCGCTACCAACAGTCAGCTTCCCTGCCTTAAATGACAGAACGAAAGACATAAGGCACCCAGTTACATGAAATCTTTATAAGTAACTTTCCCTTGCGTGAACAAGGAAATACGTTCGCAGTGCGCGAGTTTCGGGCAAGACTTTTCCGTAACCCATTTATGAGCGCTGGGGATTTTTACGCCTACAAAACGAGCAAGCCTTGATAGCGTTCCTCTCGGCTGGCTCTTTAGCCACTTCTGAAGTTTCATATTTGATTCTCTATTTGCATAGCTAATGGCTAATATTATATACAGGCAATATAGCTAATGACAACTTAGCCATTGGCTTATATTTATTCTCAAGGAGAGATTTATGAAAACTTCGACTGAAATAAGACGAGAAAACCTGAATATCCTCATTGAGCGTTATGGGTCAATCGCCAATTTGAATGCCCAACTGGGACGTAATAGAAAGGATGCAACCCTCTCCCAGATTCGGAAAGGATCCGTTCATTCTGGTACAGGGCGCCCACGAATTATGGGTGACACAATGGCACGTGAAATTGAAACTAAGTTGTCATTAGGTTACGGCTGGATGGATGCCGACCATTCGGGTGAAGCCTTCCCAGAAGAGGATGATTTGATCTATTTGCGGCGCCTGAATGTTTCTGCTTGCTGCGGTGCTTCAGGAGTACAAAATTATGAGGATGAGGCCTATGTAGATCTCATGGGCGTCTCACGTGTTTGGTTCAAAGAAAACATCAGTCAGATTCGTGAGAATGGATATGAAATCATCACGGCCGCTGGGGATTCAATGGAGCCCACATTAAAGAACGGTGACCTGGTTGTGATTGATAGGCTTGACACTGAGATCACTAAGCGTGACGGCGTTTTCTGCGTGCTGATTGATAACGATCTTTATTTGAAACGGGTGCAACGAGTACCAGGCAGTCTCCGTTTTATTTCTGACAATCGCCTGTATGACCCGTTTGAAATTAGTCTCTCTGAAGTTGAAAGCAGAGTGATCGTTTTCGGACGTATGGTTAATTCGCTGAATCTGAAACGGTATGACTAAGAGCTTTTAATGAGCAAAGAGAAAGTCCGCTCCAGTATAGAAACTTTATTTGAGGAAAGAAAAGTCATGAAAATAACCCGAATAGAAATAAATAAATTCAGAGGTATCAAAGAACAAACTGCTGAAATAGGAAAACTCGTAACCTTTATCGTTGGACGAAATGGAACACAGAAAAGTACTTTACTGGGTATGCTCAGCCAGACTTTTACTCTCAAGTCCTCAAACCCAATGAGTCAAGAAAAACCTCTTTCCGGAGGAGATTATCGTTCGAGCTTTAGAGAAAAATTTAGGCTTTCGGATAAATTCGATAAGCCTGGAGAACATGAGTGGACATTGTTTTTTGATGACAACTCTAAATTCGAAATAGAGAGCATATGGCGTTCGGACACTAAAACCGTGAGGTTTTGGCAAAAAGGAAAGAGAGGAAGAGGTGACGGCTATAAAGAATGGCCGGTTATATTCCTTAGTCTCCAACGCCTGGTCCCTTTAGCTGAAACAGATTCTCAAAAAGACGATTTAAGCTTTTCAAAAGAAGAAGAAGCCTTTTTTATAGACAACCATAATAGGATCATGTCTGTAGTGAAAAGCGACAGCCCGATGATTTCTCACGTAGCTGGAAAGCAAAAAAATTCTCTGGCCCTAGATACAACAGAGTACGATTGGCAGCAAAACTCTTCTGGGCAAGATAACTTAGGGAAGATAATTGCAGCAATCCTTTCTTTCAAGAGATTAAAAGAGAACTATAAGAAAGACTATTCTGGCGGTCTTTTGGTAATCGATGAGGTCGACGCAACAATGCATCCAGTTGCGCAAGAAAAGCTCTTTGATTTTCTTCTTAAGCAGGCCTCTAAATTAAACCTTCAAGTGATTTTAACTACTCATTCTTTATCCCTTTTAAAGCACGTTTGCGGAAGAATTTCTAACTTTAAGGACAAACAAGCAAATGATGTAAAGATTGTCTTAATGGAGAAAAAAGACAAACAAATCGTCATTAAAAATGAAAAAAACTTTTCTTTCATCGGAGACGTATTAAACCTCACCGCTTCAGTTCCAGAACGTCAAAAAATTAAAATCTGCACGGAGGATGAGGAAGCAAAAAATTTCTTTGCAGCGCTGAATAAAAGGATCAAGCTTCCCGTTCAATACGTCCGTGGAACCTTGGGATGCGACACCTACGTTTCAATAGTTAAACAAAACCTTGAGCTCATGCTTTCAAAGGAAATACTGATTCTCTTGGATGGAGATGCCAGGCTTTCAGGCTTAGAAAAAGAAAAGACAAACATTATCAAACTTCCTGGTAAAAATTCTCCCGAGAAAGTTCTAGCTAAGGTTCTGTATAACCTCACAGATTCCTCTCCATTTTGGCAACGTGTAGCACCATCTTACGGTAAGGAGGTTTGCTTCCGAGACTTTACTTACGATGACATAATGAAAAACCGAAATCTTGCAAAGGAGTGGTTTAAAAAGCAGAAAAAATATCCCAAATGGTTAAATGCTACCGTAGCTAGTTGGATAGAATGCAACAGAGATGAATTTGATGAATTTAAGTCATATCTAATTGATTATTATAATAATATATTTCTTCCTGAGGCATGGAAATAAGCGCTAACCTTTAAGAGAAGACATTGCTGGCCAACAAATTCAAAAACCTTTATTATGGTCAGCAAGGAGCTATAAATGACATACGAAAACTTTTCTCCGCTAAGGTACCCAGGAGGGAAAGGGAAACTTGCTCAATACGTTGCCCAGACCATCCTAGACAATAACCTAAAAGGCTGTGAGTACGTGGAACCTTTTGTTGGTGGCGGAGCGGTCGCTTTGTACCTTTTGCAAAAAGGCTTTGTTCGACACATTCATATCAACGATATAGACCCTGCGATCTATTCGTTTTGGATGCATGCAGTTCATAACACCGAAGAACTCCTTGCTTTAATTGAGACAACTCCCGTAACTATCGAAGAATGGAAAAAACAAAGAGGCATTCAGAAAAATAAGGAAAACCTAGTAGGAACTTTAGAACTTGCCTTCTCAACTCTTTTTCTTAATAGAACTAACCGATCCGGAATCCTTTGGGCAGGGCCGATCGGAGGACAAAAACAAGAAGGGATTTGGAAACTAGATTGTCGTTTTAACAAGGAAAGAATCAGAAAACAGATGCTATCACTGGCTTCCTTCCGTGAGAATATCTCTGTCTATCAATTAGATGCAAGGCAGCTAGTTGAAGAAATTGGCCATAAAAAAGGACAGTTTTTCTTTTACATTGACCCTCCTTACTACCTCAAAGGACAATCACTTTATTTGAATTCTTTCTCTCACTTAGATCATTTGGAACTCTCAAAAATAATTAGGAACCTTCCCTCAAATTGGTTAGTTTCTTACGACAATGTTCCAGAAATTACTGATTTGTATGAAGACTGCGGAAAAATTGAATATGGAATTCAGTATTCTGTTCAAAGAAAGTACCAAGGAAAAGAAGTAATTTTTTACCCTCATCATCAGACAGTACCAAATACCCAAGAGCCTTCTAAATATCGATTGTAGCTAGGGAAGATTATTTTTCAAACTGCCTCCGGGCGGTTTTTTTATGGCCGCGAGAGCGGCTTTTTTTGTTGCCTAAAAAATACAGGTATGGAAAATACTTAGCCGCCAGCTATGTAAATATTAGCTATATGGCCTTTACTTTTGTTTAGCCACGGGCTAATATACATTCATCAATCAATCGTTCTTTAACAGTCCTTCTGAAGATTGTCAGGAAGGAAAAGGGTTCTAAGGCCGAGTAAACCGAAAGGCTATGAACTCAACCGGGCGGCCAGTGAATTGGCCCGAGATGTCTAGCGAAAGCGACGGCACGGCGAGGAATGCTGAAAGGATTGTGACGTTAAAGTCGTCAGGTACGAGTAGGGGCCGACAAAAAGCAGTTCACAAACAAAAGCGCTTTTCGGCAACTTCTCCTTTGGGTACATCTAGCACACGCTGGAGGGCGCTTCTGTTTTTTACAGGAGAGAAAAATGGACCTGTTAGTAGATGAACAAAAACAGATTTTTGATGTTGCTGTTGAAGACATTTTGAAAGAACGAGGTTCTGCAATTTGTCTCACTGATGCTCTCACGTATGCAGAGCGCGCTGTGGTCTCTGCCCTGCTCGCTGGAAAGAAAGAGATAACGCTTGATTTGGCTCACGTTGTTTCAACCGCTGAGGCCCAGAAGGAAGTCAAGGCGCTCTTTAAAGAGTATGCGTCGAATTTCATTTCTGATCTGGTGTGGCAAACGATTGACCGAGACATCTATCCAGATGTTAAAAATTAAGGCCTTTACAAGTCTCCATGAAAGTCGCTAAACTTATCTTGTCCGCAAAAAACGGACACGGGATTGGCGTCCCGACATTAGGCGATCAGTCGCCGAAAGGCGTTTTTTTATGGCTGGTCGGCATGATGCCCTGAAACAGGGCACCATCTAAAGTCTCTACGAGCGGGACTTTCGGGGTATCGAAAGATACGCCGTTTCCTAATGACGGTACGCCAACCCGAAAGTTCCTGCTCACCACATTGGCGTGTGGCGCAGGATTTCAAACACGCATTAGGAGACATTAGATGTCAAACACTTTAGCCTTCACTTTCGAAGAATCATCCTTCACGATTCTTGGGGACGTTCTCAATCCTCTTTTCATTGCCCAACAAGTTTGCAAAATTCTAGGTTACGCAAAACCTCAAAACGCAGTTGCGCAACACTGCGACCCTGAGGATGTGACAAAGGTCGAAATGCTCGACCGACTCAACCGCAAACAACTGGTCAACTGCGTAAACGAAAGCGGTCTCTACGCCTTGATCTTCGGCTCGAAACTTCCAAAAGCGAAACAGTTCAAACGCTGGGTCACGAATGAGGTTCTTCCGGCAATCCGAAAGCAAGGTTGTTATTCAGCTCAGGAGCAGGACAGCACATTAATCTCCAATGAGCAGCAGTACGAACTCTCCAGCCGTGTGATGCGCAAAACTCATGCCCTGTTTGGAAACAAGAACTACAGCTTTGTTTACCGAGCACTCAAGAGACGCTTCCGCATACCGCGCTACACCTGCCTGCTTCAAAGAGATTTTGAGACCGCGCTGGCATTCGTTGACGCTCTAAAGGTTTCGGATTTCAACGTCCCTGATGTAAAGGAGCGAGAAGTTCCTCTACAAAATTACGTCGTCCAGTTTCCGAGCTTTACGATCAGTTCTTCGGGTTCTGAGCCGCTTCCGGCTGTTCCGGCAATTCCTGTCAGCAAGCATTACATCACTGACAACGAGCTCCAGGCGATCAAGTCTTTGATTTACTACTTCGATGACTTGTTCAAGCCGCAAATTCAGTGGGCTTCAAAAGAAGCTTACAGGCAGGGACGCCCTGACGCCTCCCGCTTCTACGATGTTTGGCATGAACCGATGTGGTTCATCAGCCGAATGAGACAACTTGTTTCTCGTAACTCTTAATTTCTCTTCTTAAATCCCCGCCTGAGCGGTAAACAAACTGAACTCCTTGGAGCTCGGGTGGGGAGCCTTGTGCCTATCGGAGGCAATCATGAATAAAAAATTTGATGATCTGTTAGAGGACGATCTCGCATGTTTCCTCTGCGCTCTGATCGCCTTCGTCCTGTTTTTCGGCACGTTGACCGTAGTCCTGAGCGCCGATGCATTTCAGAGGTGGCTGCTATGCATGTAACTCCGAGAACTTGCCCCGGGCCAGGAGATCTCTGGCAAATGAGCTGGCAGGAAGAAAAACGGCAAGCCGAATATGAACGCCTGATTGAAAAGTTCTTTGAAAAATACATCCCAGAGTGCTGCGACGAGAGGATCAACCAACTGGCCGAGAACGGTGAGGATGAACGACATCCTGAGATTGAGCCCGTGTTTGATGAGTATCTGGAGGAAAACGGATGGCATTAAAACTCACTGAGAAAGAGAGGAAGCGCCTCTACTACCTTGAGCACAAAGAAGAAATCAACAAGAAGGGCCGAGAGTATTACGCAACAAAAGTAAAACCGAAGAGACAGAAAAAGGAGAGTTTCCCGCGGGGGCCTCAAGGCCCCTTCTCTGCCTTATTTATTGGAGAAGAAAATGACTAACGAACAAAGAGCCGCTTGGTTAAAGGGGCGCCGTACAGGTATCGGCGGCTCCGATGTGGCAGCCGTCCTCGGGCTGAATCCTTGGAAGACTCCGCTGGACGTTTGGAACGACAAGCTCGGACTTTCTGAAGATAAAGGAATGTCTGAGCCTGCGTACTGGGGAACAGTGCTTGAAGATACGGTCGCAAAAGAATTTCAGCTGCGCACCGGCAAGAGAGTTCAAAAGGTTTCTCACCAGTTCGCCGATCCGGAAACTCCTTGGGCGATTGCAAACATCGACCGGGCAATTATCAATCCGGAGATTGCCAAAAAAGTTCGGCCGCTACTGAAGGTTGAAGAAATTGAGAAGTATGCCAACATCACGGGCGTCGAGCGCATTATTAACACGGATGTCGCATTTGAGGCTAAGACGGCAAACGCTTTTACCGCCGATCTCTGGGGCCCGAGCCAGGAGCTTGAGATCCAGCAGAACAACCTCAGAACCGAGCACGTGATCCCGCTCTACTACGAAACTCAAATTCAGTGGTATTGCGGGATTTTGAAACTCAAGGGTATGTACTTGTCCGTCCTAATCGGAGGATCGGACTTCCGGATGTACTGGGTGGATGCCCGCCCGGACGTGTTCCAAGTCATCAAAGAAAAGTGCTCCCGCTTCTGGAACGAAAACGTTCTGAAGAAGATCCCGCCTGACCCAATCAACATTGACGATGTACTTCAGTTATATGGCAAAAGCAATGGAAAAGCTGTGGAGGCTCAGGGTGAGCTTGCTATTGATTATGGTGAGTATGCACGTATTGCTGGTGAAATTAAGGAACTCAAAAAACAGCAGGACGCACTCAAAACCAAGATTGCAATAAGCATGAAGGACAACGAAATTCTCACGCTTGATGGCAAGAAAGTCCTCACCTACAAAACACAAACCTCAAAACGCTTTGATTCGGATTCCTTCCGTAACGACCACTTAGATGATTACTACGACTATCTGAAAGAAAGCTCAACACGTGTCATGCGTGTGTGCGCTTAGTCTTTTAGATTGCTGGCTTCACAAAATGGGCAGGGTTTCTACTGATGAAAGGAGCGGTTTTGTGTAATATTCGCTTCGAGCACTACAGTACGGTGCAACAAGAAAAGGCTTTCTCGGTTGAGCCGAATCAACCGAGCCAAATTCCCTCCAAGCCTGCACAAGCGGGCTTTATTTTTGCCTCTGGCTTATTTCCCGTAACTCTTAATCAACCCCAGCCCCTCCAGTGCGAGGGGCTTTTTCATAGGAATAAATTATGTCCACATCTGACCAACTCGCCGCTGCAGTCGGCGCACCCTCTGCACCAGTCGCAAAACCAAAGACAAAAGCTCCGGCAATTATCCAGCATGTTTTATCCGACCAGTTCAAAAAACAGCTGGCCCTCGCGATTCCCAAACACTTGAACGCTGATCGCTTGGCTCGCATTGCTGCAACAGAGCTTAGAAAAACACCTGCCCTTCTCAACACCACCGAGGCATCATTTATGGGCGCAGTGATGCAATCTGCTCAATTGGGATTAGAACCTGGCTCGGCCCTGGGTCAAGCGTACCTCGTACCGTACGGTAAAGAATGTCAGTTGATTTTGGGCTACCGCGGAATGATTGACCTTGCCCGTCGTTCCGGACAAGTTTTGTCTTTGAATGCTTATGCCGTTCGTGAAGGTGACGATTTTAATTATCAGCTTGGACTTCATCCAGACATCCATCATATTCCGTCTCCGGAGGCCGGGCGCGACAAACAGCCGATCACCTTTGTATACGCAGTTGCGACCCTGCGCGGTGGCGGCTACCAGTTCGAGGTTATGAGCAGAGCTGAGGTTGAGGCCGTCAAAGCAAAAGCGAAGTCCAAAAACATCTGGAACAACTACTTTGAAGAGATGGCCAAAAAGACCGTTATCCGCAGGTTGTTCAAATATTTGCCTGTTTCAATTGAGGCTCTGCAGGTGGCTAATGTTGACGCGAAACGAGAAGCCGGGGAAAAGATCGACCCGAACGACGTGATCGACATCAATGCTATCTCCGTCGAAGACTTCAAGGATATTGAAGATGCCGAGGTCGTTGGAACATCTCAGGACGCTCCGGCGGAGACAATAAATAAGTAACCATAAGCCCTGCGAGAGCGGGGCTTCTCTTTTGAGGCCAATATGCAGTTTGAATTCATCGATTACAGCGGCTGCTTTCCAAACCTGTGTGTGGGGAAGCTGACATTTAAGGCAGACGGCAAACAATATGCAGGCTATGTAGACATGATCTCTGGCGGTGATGTTTGGTTTGATGATC